GAAAAGTTCGCAGAAGAGGTTATAGAAGAATGTGCATCATTTCCTTATGGAGATCACGATGATTTGGTGGACAGTACGACACAAGCAATAATGCGTTTTAGACAAGGAGGGTTCGTGGCGCATCCAGAAGATTTAATAGAGGACTCATTGCCTCAAGTTGAAAGAACGTATTATTAATTATGATATTAGCAGCACCTTTAGTTATCCCATTTGCAGAAGCCGTAGGAATTTCAATTGCTACATTAGGTATGGCAAAAGCTGCAGATATGGTCAATGATTATATTCAAGAGAATCCTGAACAGTCGATGAAAATTTTATCTACTATCGTACCAGGTGTTGGTATTGGTGAGATCTTTATGAAAAAAGGTAAAGACGAAGAAGTTGAAGAAGAAGTTGAAGTAGAAGATGTGGATGCAAGAGATTTAACCAGGGCTGAAAAAGCTAAAGAAATGAAAAGAAGATTTAAAGAAGGTACAGGAGATAAAAGAGAAATAGGAAAAAAAGGTTATGAAGAAATTATTTTGCCTGGCAAAGAAGATGAGATGCTAGATGAAGCAGAAGATAGATATGATGGTGGTTTAGAAGAAGTAAGTAAACCAAAATTTGATTACAAAAAGTTTTTTAAAAAGAGATACGCGGACGGCGGTGCGATAGGCATTGAAGTTCTATTCGAAGAAAAGAAACCAAGACAAGGATTATTTATGGGCGGACCGGCTTTGACTGGTCAACCTTTAGCTATTTACAATTCTATGAGTGCGTATAATTCTTTCACAGATCAAGAGATAGCAAACGCTATTAAAGAAGCAGGATATAGTTTACCAACTGCAGATTCAGGGACAACACCACCAGGTTCAACCCCAGGTAATAATTTAGGTTATCAAGGTGAGAGTGATAATTTTTCTCCATACAATCCTGATCTAAATACAATTAGATCTGTTAGAACAGATCCAAGAATCGCTGCAGCAAACGAAGCAGATGTAAGAACTAAACAATTAACTTCTATGGGTATCAATGATCCATTTGCAAATGAAGCATCTTTAAGTGGTGCTTACTATGGAGATATGCCGGAAGACACTAGTAATCAGATCGGCAAACAAAGTATGTTTGCAAAAGCTAAACAAGGATTAACAGGTTTAATGGATAACCCTATTACCAGTGCAATTGGCTTTGCAATTAATCCTGCATTTGGAGCCATAAAAGGAATAGCAAAAGGAATAGGATCTATGATTCCAGTTAATCAAAGAGCTATTCAAGAAAACATAATGGGTAATTTAGGATTTGCAGTTAATGACATTGGTCAAATAGTTTCTACAGGAGATTATGATGATGAATCTGGAGATAATGTTATGGCTGGATATAATTTAAATAGAATGACTGTTGATACTTTTAAAAATAGAATTGATAAAATTAGAAATAGAAAAATAGCACAAACTGCTGCTAGTAGAGCAAGAATTAAAGCTATTGAAGAAGCACAAAGAAAATTTCAATTAGCTGAAAAATTAAAAGCAGAAAAATTAGCAGCAAAAGCACAAGAAGAACAAAGAGCAAGAGAAGCTGCAACAGCAGATAGAGCAAGAGCAGCAAATGCAGGTGTATATGCAAGTGCCGACAGACAAGGTTTTACAGATGGTAGAGGAGGAGGTTTTGGTTCTAGATCTACAGGTACTAATGAAAACTTTTCTAATAGATCAGGTAGAGGAAGAACCGGATATTCAGAAGGCGGCCTCGCTACGATGTTCAAAGAGAAAAGATAATGGAATTAAAATACAACGAAATAATTGGTGCAATTGTAAAACCAGATGATACACCTGCCACACAAGCAGAGATATTAGAATGGGCTGCAGCTAACCCAATGCCAATAGAAGAACCCAAGAAACAGAACACAGCACTTCTAGAAGAAGTGATTGAAACATTTAACAAAAGAGGATAGATTAGCAAAATGGCTGAAATAGATAAACCATTACCGAATACAAAAACAACCATTGAAGTTCCAGGTGAAGTAGAAATTCAAGAGGCAATCAAAGAAAACGTAGAAGAAGTTGAAACTAAAGGTGGACCTGTTGAAATAGAAATGACTGAAGAAGGTGGAGCAGAAGTTTCTTTTGATCCTAAAACTGCAAGTCCTGAAGGCGGTGAAGACCATTTTGAAAACCTAGCAGAATTTTTAGGAGAAGAAATTTTAGATCCATTGGGTTCAAAACTATTTGACCAATACAACGAGTACAAAGAATCTCGTGGAGATTGGGAAGAAACTTATAGAAACGGTTTAGATCTTTTAGGATTTAAGTATGAAAGACGAACAGAACCTTTTAGAGGAGCTAGTGGTGTAAACCATCCTGTTCTTGCTGAAGCGGTTACACAATTTCAAGCACAAGCTTATAAAGAATTATTACCATCAGACGGCCCGGTTAGAACTCAAGTTATGGGTGATGCAACTGTGGCTAAAGAAGAACAAGGTAAACGTGTTAAAGATTTTATGAATTATCAAATTATGGATCAGATGAAAGAATATGAACCAGAGTTTGACCAAATGTTATTTTACCTCCCTCTATCCGGATCTACCTTTAAGAAAGTTTATTATGACGATCTTTTAGGTAGAGCGGTTTCTAAATTTGTACCTGCAGAAGATTTGATCGTACCTTATTCTGCAAACAGTTTAGATGATGCAGAGGCAATAATTCACGTTATAAAAATGTCAGAGAATGAATTAAGAAAACAACAGGTTGCAGGATTTTATCGAGATGTAGAACTAGGAACACCTCCTGTTACACAAAATCAATTACAAGATAAAAAATTAGAGCTTGAGGGAATTCAAAAAGATGGTCAAGAAGATCAATACACACTTTATGAAATTCATACTAATTTAGATTTAGAAGGTTATGAAGATTTAGATGTTGGTGAAGAACCAACAGGAATTAAATTACCTTACGTTGTAACTTTATCTGAAGCAGGTCATAAAGTTTTATCTATTAGAAGAAACTATGCGGCCGAAGATCCATTAAAGAAAAAAATAAATTACTTTGTACAATTTAAATTTTTACCAGGAACTGGTTTCTATGGTTTCGGTTTAATTCATATGATTGGTGGTTTAACTAGAACTGCAACAGCTGCGTTAAGACAACTTCTTGATGCTGGAACTTTAGCAAACTTACCCGCAGGATTTAAGTCTCGTGGTATTAGAGTTAGAGATGATGCACAGCCATTACAACCTGGTGAGTTTAGAGATGTCGACGCTCCGGGAGGCAATATCAAAGATCAATTTATGACTTTACCTTTTAAAGGACCCGACCAAACATTACTTTCATTAATGGGTGTTGTGGTGTCAGCAGGTCAACGATTCGCGAGCATCGCAGATTCACAAGTGGGTGATATGAACCAAGCCGCTGCAGTTGGTACAACTGTTGCATTATTGGAACGTGGATCGCGGGTAATGTCAGCGATACACAAAAGATTGTATGTTGGTCTTAAACAAGAATTCAAATTACTAGCAGAAGTATTTAAAAGTTATTTACCCCCTGTTTATCCTTATGATGTACCTGGTGCATCTAGAGAAATTAAGGTTCAAGACTTTGATGATAGAGTAGATATATTACCTGTAGCAGATCCAAACATCTTCTCACAGACGCAAAGAATATCGTTAGCTCAATCTCAATTACAACTGGCGCAATCGAATCCTCGAATACATAATCTGTATCAAGCATATAGATCTATGTATGATGCGCTAGGGGTGAAAAATGTAAATGCAATCTTACCACCACCGGCAGCACCAATGCCGATGGATCCTGCGTTAGAACATATTATGGCAATGAGTATGAAACCTTATCAAGCGTTTCCTGGTCAAGACCACAAAGCTCATATTGATGCGCATTTAAACTTTATGAGACTAAATCAAACTCAAAATAATCCAGGAGCGATGGCTGCTTTACAAAAAAATATACTAGAGCACATTAGTTTAATGGCACAAGAACAAGTTCAACTAGAATTTGTCGAAGAATTACAAGAAGTACAAATGATTCAACAACAAATGCAAGCAGCAGGTGCTGCAAATCCTGCAATGGCGCAAGGTATGATGCAAAATCCACAAATAATGCAGGCACAACAACGTCTACAACAGATTACAAACCAAATTGAGTCTAGAAAAGCGAAGTTAATTGCAGAAATGCAGGAAGATTTTGCTAAAGAAGAAGAAAAAATTATGGGTGAGTATGGTGGAGACCCATTACTACGACTAAAAGGTAGAGAAATGGATCTTCGAGCGCAAGATAATCAAAGAAAAGAAGAAGAAGGTGAAGAAAGATTAAATCTTGACAAGATGAAAGCTCTTATGAACCAAGAAAATCAAGAAGCGAAGCTTGAACAAGAAGCAGATCTTGCTGGATTGCGTGCAGGCGTGTCATTAGCTAAACAATCAATGGCAGACCAAAGCAAAATTCACGATTTTGGTAGAAACTTCGGAAAAAAATAGATATAAACCCAATTAAGGAGAAAACTATGGTTAAAAAAACAAACAAAGGTCGAGACAATGTAAAAATTGTTCCTGAACTTGGTGCAAACTCTAAAGGTGAGCAACAAGGTGGGATTCCTGTGGAAATGACTGACCCGTTTACATCACAAACGGTTGACGTTAGAGGCACAAAAAGAATGAGACCTGACAAAAAACCTGTAAAAGCAACTTGGTACTAGTATGTGGTTATCGGCAATTAAATTAGCCGTCTCTGCTGGTAGTAAAATTTATGCTAACAAGCAGAAGGCGAAAGTCGCGATGTCTGATGCTCAATTACTGCACGCTGAACGACAGGCTCGAGGTGAGGAAGCTTACCAAGGCAAGTTGTTAGAGGCACGTCAAAATGATTACAAGGACGAGTTCGTTCTTGTTATTTTGTCGGCGCCAATAATCGTGCTCGCGTGGGGAGTCTTCTCGGAGGATCCTGGCGCTCTCGATAAAGTGAAAACTTTCTTCGAACATTTCGCGGCACTCCCGACTTGGTTCAGTACCCTTTGGATTTTAGTCGTCGGATCAATTTTTGGAATTAAGGGTACACAGATCTTTAAAAACGGAGGAAAAAAATAATGCCAAATAGAAGATTTAACACACAAGTCGCTAATCCAATGAAGGCTGGCGGCAGAGTAAAAAAAGCAATGGGCGGAATGTCTAACGCAAGAAAAGATATGATGTCTGGTTACTACAAAGACGATATGGGTATGAAGGGTGGTGCTATGTATAAAAAAGGTGGTTCTGTTAAAAAGAAAAAACAGGGTTACAAAGATAGAAAAGATGAATCTATCGCAATGAGAATAAAAAAGAAAAGAACTAAAAAACAATTAAAAGATTCAAGAGACGAGTCTTATGGTAAGTTTGGTTCTAAAGCTAAAAAGTCTGGCAAAATAAACAAGTAGTTTATGGCTCGACAAAAGTTCATACAGAAGGCAATTAAAAAGCCGGGAGCTTTACGTAAGTCTTTAGGAATAAAGAAAGGCGAAAAGATTCCAGCTTCTAAATTAAAAGCCGCTGCGAAGAAAAAAGGCAAACTAGGACAACGTGCTAGATTTGCTATGACTTTAAATAAATTAAGGAACAAAGCATAATGAAAAAAATAGATGCAAAGAAACAACCTGGTCTTGCTAAATTAAAAAAGAAAGCACCTCAAGTTGTAGCTAAAATGGGCTATATGAAAAAAGGTGGTAGAGTTAAAAAAAGGAAGAAGTAATGGCTAAACTATGTCCTGCAGGTAAAGCTGCCGCGAAAAAAAAGTTTGATGTTTATCCTAGTGCGTATGCAAATATTTGGGCATCCAAATATTGCAAAGGCAAAGTAGGTAGAACTAAAAAAGCTGATGGCGGTTTTATTGCAAGAGGATGTGGTAAGGTTATGTCTAATAGACGTAAAAAAACAAAAATGGTTTAATGAGTGGATTAAAAAAATGGTTGGACGAGAAATGGGTGGACATTGGAGCTCCGAAGAA